GGTGGCCATCGTGCATACCAGATGGAGCCTTGAGGACCTGATTGGGCGGGTTACCCGGGACATGACGGCGAACCCGCTGGCGGACCAGTACGAGATTTTCGAGTTTCCGGCGATCCTTGAGGTCACGAAACAGGACGAGGACGGCAACAACACCACGACCGAGAAGGCCCTGTGGCCGGAGTTTTTCGACCTGCCGGCCCTGTACCGGACGAAAGCGTCGATGCCGGCGTTCCAGTGGAACGCGCAGTACCAGCAGAACCCCACGGGGGAAGAAGGCGCCATCATCAAGCGGGAGTGGTGGCGTGTGTGGAAACACAGCAAGCCGCCGAAATGCGAGTACATCATCATGTCCCTCGACGCCGCGGCGGAGAAGAACAACCGGGCCGACTACACGTCACTGACGACATGGGGAGTGTTCGTGAACGAGGAAGAGGATGACAACTACCACATCATCTTGCTGAACGCGATAAAGGACCGGCTGGAGTTCCCGGAATTGAAAGCCATGTGCTTGCGGGAGTACCGGGAATGGGAGCCGGACTCGTTCATCGTGGAAAAGAAGAGTTCCGGGGTCGCACTGTATCAGGAGATGCGGAGGACGGGCCTGCCGGTGTCCGAGTTCACGCCCACGCGGGCGACAGGGGACAAGTTCGCGCGGTTGAACGCCGTGGCGGACATCATCTCGTCCGGCATGTGCTGGGTGCCCGAGACGCGATGGGCAGACGAACTTGTCGAGGAGATTGCGGCCTTCCCCTACGGGTCCCACGACGACCAAGTCGACTCCTCGGTCATGGCGCTGGCGCGGTTCCGGCAGGGGGGCTTCATCGTGCTACCCACGGACGAGATCGAAGAAGAACTTCCACATCACGGCAATTACGAGTACTATTGAGTCCGTAACGCCCGAAAGGACCACGCATGCCTGTCGAGAAAACCATGGAGCCGTTGGACTACAACGACCTCGAAACCGAGTACGAGATGGCTGCGGAGGCTCCGCTGGACGTGGAGGCCATGGACGCCGAGATGGGCGTCGAGATCGCCGTGGTGACCGAGGACGAGGACGGCGGTGTCGTCATTGACTTCGGGGGCGGCGACGTTGACGAGGAGGCGCTGGAACACGACGCGAACCTCGCGGACTACATCGATGACTCCGACCTTATGGCTATGGCGTCGGAGTTGGTGCAGGATTTCGAGAACGACCGGATGGCCCGCAAGGACTGGGCGGCATCCTATGTGCGGGGGTTGGACCTGCTGGGGCTGAAGGCCGAGGACCGTGCGCAGCCCTTCGAAGGCGCGTCCGGGGTGTTCCACCCCATGCTGACGGAAGCCGTGGTGCGCTTCCAAGCCCATGCCATCAGTGAGTTGTTCCCCGCATCCGGACCGGCCCGGAGCAAGATCGAGGGGGAGATCACGAAAGACAAACGCGAGCAGGCAAGCCGGGTCCAGAACGAACTGAACTACCAGATCACCGAGGTGATGACGGATTACCGCGACGAGTTAGACACCATGCTGTTCCAGCTTCCCTTGGCCGGGTCGGCCTTCAAGAAGGTGTATTACGATCCAACCGACGAAAGGGCCTGCGCTGTATTTGTACCCGCGGAGGACTTCGTGGCCCCCTACGGCGCGTCGGACCTCCAAAGCTGCGAACGCTACACGCACGTGATGAAGAAGTCGGCCATCGAGGTGGCCAAGCTGCAGTACAGCGGCTTTTACCGGGACATCGACCTGCCGGCGCCATCCCCGGAGTTCTCCGATATTCAGGAGAAGTTCAACGACATGGCGGGCGAGGACCACGTGATCGACGACGACGACCGGCACACGCTGCTGGAGATGCACGTCACGATGAATATGCCCGAGGAGTTCGACGACCCGGACGGCGTACCGCGCCCGTACATCGTCACACTGGACAAGTCGTCGCTGATAATCCTGTCGATCCGGCGGAATTGGTACGAAGACGACCCCAAACAGAAGAAGCGCATGCACTTTACCCACTACAAGTACCTCCCGGGTATGGGGTTCTACGGCATGGGGCTGATTCACCTTGTGGGCGGGCTGGCCAAGGCCGCGACGGGTGTTTTGCGGCAGTTGATGGACGCGGGTACCCTGTCGAACCTGCCGGCAGGCCTGAAGGCCAAGGGGATGCGGATCAAGGGGGACAACAGCCCGCTCCAGCCGGGGGAGTGGCGCGATGTAGATGTACCGGGGGGAACCATACGGGATTCCCTCTTCCCACTGCCGTATGGTGAACCAAGCGCGGTTCTGTACAGCCTGCTGGGTAATCTCACGGAAGAAGGGCGGCGCATCGGGTCCATCGCGGATGTCAACATGCCCACGGCGAACGCGGAGGCCCCGGTAGGGACCACGCTGGCCATCATGGAACGGTCGATGAAAGTCATGTCGGCTGTACAGGCACGCCTGCACGCGGCCATGCGTCGGGAACTCAAGCTGATTGCGCGGGTCATCCACGACTACATGTCTCCGGAATACGCCTACGACACAGAAGACACGCACGACCGGACGGAGGACTTCGACGGACGTGTGGATGTCATCCCGGTGTCCGACCCCAACGCGGCCACCATGGCGCAGCGGGTGGTCCAGTACCAAGCGGCCCTCCAGTTGGCACAGGGCGCACCGCACCTCTACGACATGGGCAAGCTGCATCGCGGCATGTTGGAGGTCCTCAACATCAAGGATGCGGACGAGATACTGAAACTGCCCGAGGACGCGATGCCCACGGACCCGGTGACGGAGAACATGGCCATCCTGAAGCAGGAGCCGGTCAAGGCGTTCCAGTACCAAGACCACGAGTCCCACATCGCTGTGCACATGGCGGCGGTTCAGGACCCGAAAATCTCCCAGATCGTGGGGCAGTCGCCGTTCGCGCAGGCCATCATGAGTGCCATGTCATCCCACATCACCGAACATGTCGCCATGGCGTACCGCCAGAAGATACAGGAACAACTGGGTGTGTCCCTCCCGGACGCTGGCGAGGAACTGCCGGAGGATGTCGAACGCGAACTGTCGCGGCTGGCGGCACAGGCGGCGGACAAGCTCCTTCGGGCCAACAAGGCCGAGGCCGCGCAGCAGGCCCAGCAACAGCAGGAGAAGGACCCCCTGTCCATCATCCAGCGCAAGGAGTTGGAACTCAAGGAACGCAAGCAGAAGCTGGAAGAGGACATCGCCCAGCACGAAGCGTTGGTCGACATGGAGAAACTCCGGATCGACGCGGGGCACAAGGCCGGCAACCTCGCCCTTGGCGAAGAGCGGCTTGAGGAAGAGACCAAACGGAACGCGGCGAACATCGCGGCCCGTCTGGCGACGCAACTCGACGTAGGCGAACGGCAGGAACGTATGGCCGGGGCGAAAATCGGTCTGCAGGTGGCAGAAGACCTGTTGGCTGAACAACGAATGGACGAGGAGAAGAAGGATGAGTCAGCCCGTGCTGGAACTGTTCCGCCATCGAATGCAGGAAATCCGGAGTGATCTCTTGGATCACCTCGCCACCGGGAACGCCAAGGACTACACGGACTACAAGATCGTGGCCACGAAGATCGGCGCGATTGAATCAGTGCTGAACGAGCTTTCAGATATTGAAAGCCGTTTCATCGACGAGTAATACGTACTAATACGTTACACAGTGTAACGCAGGCAACGGCAGAGCCTATCTGCTGCGGAAGGCAAAATATGTACGAAGCAAGCGAACTCCCGCAGGACGTGTTGGAAAAACTACCCAACCCTGCAGGGTATCGAATCCTCATCACGACATTGAATGTGAGCGACAAGACCGACGGCGGGGTATTCCTGCCTGACGACCTGAAGTCGCGCGAGCAGACGGCGTCGATGATCGGGCTGGTCATCAAACAAGGCCCTGAAGCGTATGGTGACGCAGACAAGTTCCCGGCTGGACCGTACTGCAAGGTCGGTGACTTCATCATGTTCCGGTCGTACTCCGGAACCCGGTTCAAGCTGAACGGCAAGGAGTTCCGGATCATCAACGACGACACTGTGGAGGCCGTGATTGACGACCCCCGTGGGTATGAAAGGGTTTGATATGACTGAAGGACAATACCGCGTCGGCATCGACTTCAACCCCTCCGGGGATGACTACGTCAACCAGATCGCCGCAACAAAGAAGGAACGCCAGCAATGAACGCGCGCGCACAAGACCTCGAAGAAGACATCGACGACTTGAACACCCCCGAGGACGACGAAGACGAGCTTGAAATCGAAATCGTCGACGACGTATCGGAAAACGACAAACCCCGGTTGGAAAAGCCGGTCGAGGTCGAGGAACCCGACGAAGAGGAGTTGGAGACCTACAGCGCCAAGGTCCAAGCCCGGATCAAGAAACTGACCTTCGACGCCAAGGAGGCCACCCGCCAGCGCGAGCAACTTGCCCGGGAACGGGAAGAACTCGCCAAGTACGCGCAGAGTGTTCGTGCGCAGAACGACCAACTGCAACAACAACTCCGGCAGGGTCGCGGCGCCTACATGGATCAGGCCACGGAGCGGGTGAAAGCCCAGCTTGAACGGGCCAAACGGGCGTACAAGGAAGCGTACGAGTCGGGAGACGCCGACGCCGTGTTGGAGGCACAGGGGGAACTGACCCGTATCCAGACGGAGCAGTACAACCTCGAAAACTACACGAAGCGTGCCAAGCAGGAACAGGACCGCCCGCAGGCCCAGCAGCCGGCACCGCAGGCCCCGGCATCACGCCCCCAGACGCCAGAACTCGACGACCGGCAACGCACATGGCTCGGGAAAAACGATTGGTACGGCAAAAACCGCCGGATGACCGCATATGCGCTCGGTGTACACGAAGACCTCGTACAAGAAGGCGTTGATCCAAACTCTGATACGTACTATAACAAAATAGACGCCGCCATGCGCGAGCGTTTCGTCGAGGAATTTCCTTCGGAGGAGACTGAGGTCACTACTCCCCGGAAGAAAGCGCAAAACGTGGTTGCGTCCGCGGCGAGAACTGCCAAGTCACCACGCAGGATCAAACTGACCTCGACACAAGTTGCTTTGGCGAAACGGCTGGGGATCAGTCCCCAACAATACGCTGAACAAATGCTGAAGGAGCAAAACGATGGTTGATCGGACACCCCGTGAGGGAACCACACGCGAAGCATCTTCGCGTCCCAAGACGTGGACTCGTCCATCCGCCCTCCCGTCTCCCGAAGCCCGCCCCGGTATCCAGCACCGCTGGATTCGCACCTCGACCCTAGGGAATGGCGACACGACCAACGTGTCCAGCCGGTTCCGTGAGGGATACACGCCTGTAAAGGCGACAGACTACCCAGAGCTTCAAGTCTTCTCCGACCACGACAGCCGGTTCCCGGAAAACGTCGAGGTGGGCGGGCTGCTGCTTTGTGCCATCGATGAAGATATCGCAAAAGACCGGGTTCGACAGCAGTTGGACCAAACCAACAGGCAAATGGAGGCTGTGGATAACAGCTATCTCCGCCAGTCTGACCCACGCATGCCCGTTCTGAAACCAGAACGCTCGTCGCGCACGTCGAAATTTGGTGACGGTTAAGTCACCTCCAACCTGACTTTTAGGAGTAGAAGCAATGGCTTCCACAGCGACCCCCTATGGTCTGAAGCCGGTGAACAACATCGGTGGTCAGTCCTATAACGGTGGGGCGATCCGTGAGTTTAAGGTTGCGGCGAACAACTCTGCTGCGATCTACAACGGTGACCCTGTCGTCCTTTCATCCGCCGGCCTGCCTTCTGCAGCGACCGCCACCCCCACAGCTATGAAGATCACTGCCACGTCCGCGGACGGCACGGCAGGTATCGTCGGCGTCTGTGTCGGTGCCCGGTACGTTGACTCGAACGGCCAGCTTCAGTTCAACAACTATCTGCCCGCGAACATGGTAACCGGCGGCGCCTCTGACGTATACGTACGCGTCATGGATGACCCCGACACTCTGTTCAAAGTGAAGGGTTCCGCCGCGCTTGGCACCTTCAACAGCGGTACGAACGGCTCCGGCTACCCCGGCGCAATCGGCAAGAACGCGGCGCTGACTTTCGCGACCGCAAGCACGTCCTCCGGTAACTCGGGTGTCCTGCTGACTGTCGGTTCCAACGGCGGAAGTCTCGCGGCGACCACGACCCTCGCAATGCGCATCATTGATGTGGTTGCGGGCACCGAAGATGACACCTACCCGGAGTTCATCGTGAAGTGGAACGTGGGCGTTCATTCGTATCAAAACCCGCTTGGCGTGTAAGGAGATACGACAATGCCCATTTCACGTTCCCAACTACTCAAAGAACTGCTTCCGGGTCTCAACGCCCTGTTCGGTCTTGAGTACCAGAAGTACGAAAACGAACACTCGGAAATCTACGACTCCGAGTCGTCTGAGCGTTCGTTCGAAGAGGAAACCAAGCTGTCCGGCTTCGGCGCTGCACCGGTGAAATCGGAAGGCGCGGGTATCGAGTACGACAACGCACAAGAGGCGTTCACTGCACGGTACACCCACGAGACGGTCGCCATGGGTTTCGCCATCACTGAAGAAGCGGTGGAAGACAACCTGTACGACTCCTTGTCGGCCCGGTACACCAAAGCACTGGCTCGCGCCATGGCGTACACGAAACAGGTCAAAGCAGCCCGCCTGCTGAACACCGGCTTCGACACGTACCTTGGTGGTGACGGTGTCACCCTCTTCAACACTGCCCACCCGACTGTGGAAGGCGCTGTCAACGCCAACCGTCCGTCGACCCCGGCAGACCTCAACGAGACCTCGCTGGAACAGGCTGTGATCGACATCGCAGCGTTTGTTGACGAGCGTGGCCTGCTCATCGCGGCCCAGCCGCGGAAGCTCATCGTCCCACCGGCCCTGATGTTCGTTGCAACTCGTCTTATGCAGACCGAGTTGCGTGTTGGCACCGCTGACAACGACATCAACGCCCTCAAGACGAACGGCTCGATCCCGGAAGGGTATCGCGTCAACCACTACCTCACCGACAACGACGCGTGGTTCATCAAGACCGACGTGCCGAACGCTTACAAGCACTTCACTCGCGCTGCGATGAAGACCGCAATGGACGGCGACTTCGACACGGGCAACGCACGCTACAAGGCGCGCGAGCGTTATTCGTTCGGTGTTTCCGACCCGCTGGGCATGTACGCAAGTCCTGGTGCCTGAGTTTACGGGCTTGACCCCGTACATTCCTACAGGATACAGATCAGGGCGGCGCAAGCCGCCCTTTTCTATTGGAGGATACCATGCTGAAGAAAACCAAACGTCCCGAGGACTGGGGCCAACGCGAAAAACACCCCCTGTACAATCTGTGGCATTGGAACAAGAACCGGAACCGCTACGGTGTGGTTCCTGAGTGGGCCGAGGATTTTTGGGCGTTTGTGGAAGGTGTGGGGGAAAAGCCCGGCCCAGCTTACCGGCTGCGGCGACACGTTATAGATCAGGCTATGGGACCAGATAACTTCTTCTGGGAGGAAAAATACGCCAAGGGCGACGGCAACGCCATGACACGTGCCGAACGCGCCGCGTATATGCGGGAGTACCGCAAACGCCGCCCACGGAACGTCCGTAACACCATGTTGAAGAGGAATTACGGCATAACCCTACAGCAGTGGGAAGCCCTGTACGAAGCGCAGGGCGGCAAATGCGCCATATGCCAACGGGCCGAAAACGCTGAACGGTACGCAAACCTCGCCGTGGATCACTGCCACGACACCGGGAAGGTTCGGGGCCTACTGTGCAATAACTGCAATCGGGCACTTGGTATGCTGGACCATGACCCTGATCGTTTGCGCAATGCGGCGGCGTTCCTTGAACGTAATTCCTAGCCTTTCTTTTGTACATAAACTCCTGTAGGCTTCGGGTACCCTGACTACCACATGGTGTGGTAGACCTAACCCAGACAGGAGATACTCATGGGTTCCAGCACGTTCTCCGGCCCGGTCACCTCGACCGCAGGCTTTATTTCCGGGGCAAACTCCATCGTGAGTGTCACGGATTCTACCGCCACTGTTACCGCCGCCGCGCACGCAGGACGCACCGTTCTGTTGAACCGCGCCGCCGGTATCACCCTGACCCTGCCTGCCGCAACCGGCACGGGCAACGCATACAAGTTCTTCGTCCAGACCACGGTCACGTCGAACGATTACATCATTCAGGTTGCCAGCGCATCGGACACCATGGCCGGCACCGCCATCGTCGCCAACGACGGTGGTAACACCGCGTCGATCTTTGAGACGGCCTCCACCTCGGATACCATTACGATGGACGGAAGCACCACCGGGGGTATCCTCGGCGGTATGGTCGAGCTTCAGGACGTCGCCACCGGCCTCTGGGCGGTTCGTGTCGTCGGTGCCGCGACCGGCACTGAAGCGACTCCGTTCTCCGCCGCCGTATCGTGAGGTGACCCATGGGAACGCTGAATAACAAACCAGTGAAGGGGCGCGGCAAATCCGCCGCGCCCTCCCCCACTGAAGAGACACCCACCACCTCGAAAACGGAGGACTGAGTCATGTCCGATGTACGCTCAACCCGGCTTGCGAGTACGGGCACGGTTACGGCTGGTCGCGGACGTATCGTCGGCCTGCATATCGTATGCGGCGCGTCCGCGGGTTCAGTTACACTTCGTGATGGTGGTGGGTCCGGTACGACCGTGCTCGTCATCGACTCCGTGGCCAGCGCCACGGAGTCTCATTCCGTGTTAATCCCCGGGGATGGCATCCTGTGCGGTACTGATATCCATGCGACTCTGTCCAACGTCACCGCAGTGACGGTGTTCTTTGCATAACGACGGAGTTCCGCCGTGGATAACAACCAACTCTCCGAGTACCGGCTTGCGCAAATTGAGGCCAAGGCGAAACTACTCGAAACCGAAATAAGCCAGATGAAGACTGAAATGGCTGAACTTGAGAAACGTAGACTGCGTGCTGGATTGGCCGCATTGGGTACCCTCGTAATGCTTTTGGGGGGCATTGTGGTGTGGGTATGGCAGCATTCTGTCGCGGAGGCGTGGGAGGCGTTACGTCGATGACCACCGCAGTGCTATCTCGCATGCACGCAATCCTGTCCGCTACTCTGGGGGTCTTGGTCGTGACCTTGGTCGCCCTCCTACTGTGGCAGTACGGGGTGTTGTCCCCCAGACCGTACCACAGCGTCGAGGTCGTGTCCCTCGAACAGGTAGATGGCACCACGCTGGAACTCGTCGCGACGTACTACAAGACAACCGCCCCGTGCAGGCCGGTACAGTTCGTGGCTTTCGGTCTGTCCCTCGGTCCTCCACAAGCCTTGGCGCATACACCAATACGTGGGCCGGGGCAGGGGATGGAACGCACGGCGGGTTGGCAGACACTGCGTTGGCAGATCGCCACGGACGAGGTGCACTACCACACGGTGGAGGTTCGAACCCGGCACGAGTGTTCCGGGCGCCCGGTAAACCGGATAATGTTGAGCATACCAATACTGGATATGGACGAATAGCCGTGGTAACGTTAACCACGTAACCCACCAAGGACTGACCGCATGAAGCGCACATCTGTCAAACGGTACAAAGAGGGTCGGCAGGTTTCTGACCGCGAGGCCCAGCGCAGCATTGACGCCAAGTCGGGTCCTTCCGGGTATGGTGGCGGGGACGATAAAGCTGGCTCGCGGGTATCTGACGCCGCAGCCGCTCGTACCATTGCAGCCAAGAACAATACCGGCGGCGGCGACAAGCAGGGCCGGCAGGTCTCCAATGCGGATGCACAACGCATCATGGCGTCCAAAGCCACACCTCCGCGCGCGCAAGGTATCGCTGGGATCGCGGCGCCCGGCGCCCCCACTCCCGACACGGCCATGCGGCAACAGGCATTCAATTTCCAGAGTGCGGGGATGCGTGATCCGCGGGGCGTGTTTGCTCCGACCGGGCCAGAGTTCCAGAACAACACCACCCTGCCCGCCCCTGCAGGCACGACCCCGACTTTCAGTGCCCCGGCACTAAACCCCACAGGCGGGAAGCGACAGTTCGAGCAGTCCATGGCCGCACCCTACGACCCCATGGTACCCGCACAGGGGTATCCCGGTCTGCCCGGGTTCGAGAATCCGACGGGTATCCCGCAGTCGGAATGGGACGCGGTGATGGCCATGCAAGGTGGCGACCCCCTCGCCACCATGGGGTATTTCGGTGATTTGGTGGAGTTGGATCGATCCTTCAACAACTACCCCCCGCAGCCGCAGATGTCTGTACCCGCCATGCAGGCACCCCAGTTCGACCCGAACAGTGGGTATTCCGGCGTGCAGGGGGCGCCGGGTGCAGCGGATAAGGTTGGCTCGCGGGCGATTTTGTCGATGGATGAGGCCATGGAGGTCTTCAACGACAAGTACAACCCGCCCCCTCCCGGACCCAGCGTTGGCATGGTCACGCCTTTCGATACGTTGCCGCAGTACAACCCGAACGGCAACGTCGCGGTGGGAGATATGACGCCGCCCGCGCTGAGTCGTGCGACGCCCCCTATGGGTGGGCAGTACTCCGCGATGCAGGCCGCTGCGGAGATGGCCAACGCCCCGATCATGTCCACAGAGTATGGGTCGCTTCGGCCCACGGGGGCACGGGTCTTGGACACCGGATCGGCCCCAAGACCACCCGCATCGCGCGGGTACGACGCCCAACGGATGATGGAGATCAACAACCCGCCGGGGTACGGCATGCCTTCTGGAACGCCGTACGACGCCCAACGGATGATGGAGATCAACAACCCGCTGGGGGCTGGGTTTGACGAACGTATTCCTGTGGCGGCACCCACACCCGTAATGACGGACTTCGTGG